CTGGATCAGCCCAGGATGCGTCGTCGTCACCACCGGCGACACCATCGTCACCGCCTACGGCACCTAGACATGCGCGCCGACACCCCACAAGCCAACTGCGCCACACACCTCGACCTCATCGACCTAGCCGTCCACGACCAACGCGTCAGCAAACGAGCCAAGGCAGAGCAGCGGGCAGCCAGGCGGGAACTCGCAGGGCTGTGCAAGGAATGCGCGCTACGAGAGGACTGCGGGATTACAACCCGAGAATCTGCGCCTTCTTCGCGCTGAACTCCTCCTCGGTGAGAATCCCCGCATCACGCAACTCAGCAAGCTTCCGCAACTGCTCGGCTTCATCTACGACAACAGCCGGCGCCGGAGCGGCAGCCGAGCCAGGCGCAGCAGATGCAGCACCCGAGAGCCGGGTCCGCACGTCATCAACCAAGGCCTTCCCGTCCGCCTTCGCGACACTAGTCACCTCGACCTTGTTGCCCGCGACTGTCGCCTGGACCTTCCCCGTCGCCAAGCCGCTCGACCATTGGATCGAGCCGATGCGGTCAAACGGAAGATCCTCGCTCGTCTGCTTCATCATCCCGTCCTTGAGAAACAACAGACGCCGGTCGGTCAGTACCAAGATCCCCTGGCCGCCGCCATAGCTTCCCGTGCAGATGCGATGCACTAGCTCACCCTCGTGCAAGTGATCGGGTAGCCGCTTAATCTCGCGCTTTCCCCCGAACTTGGTGCTCATCAGGCTCACAGCCTTGGCAATGTCCTCGCGCTCAGTCATTCCACGATCCAACCACGGGAAGCACCCCAGCGTAAGAGGGCTGTCATGGCCGGACCTCAACACAAGACACCCGAGTACCGGGCCGCCTACCGAGCACTTAAGGCAGCGCAACGGGCAGGGCAATGGCTCACCTGTGTCGAGCCGGTCTGTGTCATGGAAAGCAGGGACATCGCGCCCTGGATGCCAGCTCACGTATGCCACGACCCCACCGGCACCGTGATCCTCGGCCCAGGGCACCGACGCTGCAACATCACCGAAGTCAACGAACGACGCCAAAGCAAAACACCCCGTCGACTCACACTGTGAAAGCAGGTACCCAAGTGGCGAAACGTGTACTCCTCACCGGCGCAGCGGGATTCGTCGGTAGTCACGCACTTCGCCACCTCCTCGTCACCACTGACTGGGACATCGTGTGTCCCGTCACCTTTACCCACCGTGGCAAAGCCGACCGCATCCGCATGGCACTAGCCGAGATACCCGAAGCCGACGATCGCGTCCACGTCATCAAGTGCGACCTCGCCAGCCCCATCAGCGCCCAAACCGACACAGCATTCGGGGTCATCGACTATGTGCTCAACTTCGCCAGCGAGTCCCACGTCGATCGCAGCATCAGCCACCCCGCCGCGTTCATCCAAAACAACGTCGCCCTGATCACCCACTTACTCGACTGGTGCCGCACCCGCCCCGAAATCCAAGGCATCGTGCACGTCAGCACAGACGAGGTATACGGGCCAGCAGCCCACGGATATGCCCACGCCGAATGGGACGCCATCAGACCCTCCAACCCCTACTCGGCCAGCAAAGCAGCACAAGAGTCCATCGCGTTCGCGTACTGGCGCACCTACGATCTGCCCCTGGCTATCACCAACACCATGAATATCATCGGCGAGACACAAGACCCCGAGAAATTCATACCCAAGACCATGGCCCAACTCCTCGCCGGCGAACCCATGACCGTCCACGGTCGCCAAGACGGCGCCGGGCAATGGCACGCCGGGAGTCGCTACTACCTCCACGCCCGCAACCAAGCAGACGGCGTGCTCTTCGCGCTAGAGCAAGGCGCACCACGCTACAGCGACGGAGCCACCGAACCCTTCCGCCTGCACATCGTCGGCGAGCGCGAAGTGGACAACGCCGAGATGGTCACCATGCTCGCCGACATGCTCGACGTCCAGCCCCTCATCGAGTGGCAGGACTACCACGCCAGCCGCCCCGGCCACGACCTCCGGTACGCACTCGACGGCACCCTCGCCCACGCGCTCGGATGGAAGCCGATCATCCCACTCGAGGAAAGCCTGCGACGCACCGTCAAGTGGACCCTGGCGCATCCTGAGTGGCTACAACGCTGAGTCAAGCGTCGGCCGGCAAATCTTTTAGGGAACTGGACGCCTGAGATGACCCGGGTCAACACCTTTTTTTGAGGGGGCGCGAAATGTCCGATGACCGCGTGGAGCGCCTGGCCGCTGACCGTGACCGGCTTGAGGGTGCGATGAGCGACGCAGGCCCGAAGGATCTTCCGGCGTTGGTGCGTGAGCACCGGGCTGTGCTCAAAGAGCTAGCCGCGTTGGCGAAGCCGAGTAAGGGGACGATTCGTGACCAGCTCGCGGAGCGGCGCGCGGCGCGGGAAGCAGGAGCCCAGGGTTCTGCTTCGTCCGAAGTACAACAGTGAGGACGATGCGGCTGATGCCGTTGACCTGATCGGGTCATGCGGCCAAAAGCTCGATCCCTTCCAGGTTCTACTGGTCTGCATCACGCTAGCGACCCTGGGTGGCCGACTGTCTGCCTCAGAGGTCGGCGGGCTTGTCGCTCGCCAAAATGGCAAGGGCGGCTGGCTGGAAGCCATCGCGATCCACTCACTGTTCGAGCCGTGGTTGTACGGCAAACTGGATGGCCGCAAAAACACAACGCTGTGGACGGCTCACGAGCTCAAGACCTCGGATGAGGCTTACGGTCGCGTCAAGTCGCTGATTGAGGCGAATCCGGATCTCGCGGCTGAAGTCGTGATCTGGAATGGCGGCCTCACTGGCACGCACATCATCGAGTTGCGTGATGGTTCACGGCTGATCTTCCTGGCTCGCTCGAAGTCGTCGGGCCGTGGATTCTCGCCCAGGCGGATCATCTTCGATGAGGCACAGGAACTATCGGCGCTGGCGTTCCGGGCAATGATGTACGCCACGTCGGCACAGGGTGCGCGGCGGCAGTTGATCTTCGCGGGCACGGTTCCGTCTGCCGAGAATGATTCTGCGATCTGGACAGGTGTTCGGGATCGCGGGCGATCGGGGAAGGTTGCCAGGCTTGCGTGGGCTGAGTGGAGTCCCGAAGGCTCCGACGATCCGATGACGCCACCCGATCCGACGAGCTGGAAGGCGCGCGCCGAGGCGAATCCGGCCCTAGGTGACCGGATCTTGGCCGACACGATCGATGAGGAATGGGAAGCCGCCCAGGCTGATCTCGAAGGCTTCCTCCGAGAGCGCATGTCGGTATGGCCGTCAAACGGCGCTGGCTCGTACCCGTCGATGCCCGCGTGGCCGAACCTTGTTTCAGATGAGCCATCACTAGGGCCGGGAGCGCTGGGAATCGCGGCCGATGCTGATGAGACGCGGGTCGTAGCGTGCTGGGCCTCCGGTGGCGATGGCCCATTCATCGCGGTCAACGATGCTCGTCCGTGGACGCAGCGGGTTGCCTTCGCGACACATGTTGCAGACGTACAACGGCGGCTGAACTGTGACGTGGTGGTCCGTGGGAAGTCAACGCTGATCCCGGAACTAGAAGCGGCGGGCGTGAGACTGCGGCTCGCTGATCGAGACATGCGCATCCAGGCCGCTTCTGACATGGCCACGGCGGTCGCGACTGGTGGCCTTCGACATGGGGACTATCCCGAGCTGAACGCCGCAGTCAAGGCGTGCGAGTGGCGCAAGATCGACGGCCGCCGAGTACTCATTGATCGGCTCGGAGACCTTGAGGCGGCATCCCTTGCCCTACAAGGCGCCTCTGACGCCACGAACTACGACCCATTGGCTTCGGTCCTGATCTGAGGAGGATTCGTGGACTTCACTGACCTTCTCGATGTTCTGGGTGGGTGCCTGGTTGGCTTCGCTTATCTACTGTTTCCGCCGGCTGCTCTGCTGGTGTTTGGGCTGTTGTGCTTGGCGATTTCGTGGCAGCGGACTCGTGGTGGTGAACAGTGAGTTTGTTGTTCCGTGGGGTCGAGCGGCGGGCGATGGAGTGGCCTGAGGGGCTGGATCGTCGGTCGACCCCGAACGCGGTCACGGATTCCACGGCCCCTTATTTGTCGCCGTATTTCGCGGTGATGCGGCACATCATCGACTATTGCTCGACGTTGCCGGTCGAGTTCTACTCGGGCCGAGGTTCGGCGGGGTCTCAGATCAGTGACCCGGAGCTGATTCGCAATGTCGAGGACGAGATCGGCCTGGAGACGTGGATTGGGCAGATTGCCTACGGGATCGTGACTCGGGGCAATGCGGTCGGCAAGGTGACGCAGGTGACCGGGCTGGGTCGTCCGGGCATGATCAAGTGGACCTCGAACTGGTCGGGCGGGAACGACGGCCCGATCTACGCGGGCGGTGAAGCGATCCCACCGAATCTCTTGGCGCATGTGCCGTGGTTGGTGCCGCCGGGGAAGCGGATGGGCATGTCGCCGGTGCAGTATCTGGCGGGGATCATCAGCGCGGGCTTGTCGGCGCAGGAGTACGCGGACGTGAAGCGTGGCGGGGGCATACCGCCGTCGATCTTGAGGAACAGCCGCCTCCAGTTGGATACCGAGGTTTCTCGCAAGATCCAGAAGGCCGCGATGCGTGCCTTTGCTTCGGGTGAGCCGTGGGTGACGGGCAATGACTGGGAGTTGGACTTCCCGACGATCCCGCCGAACCACGCGCAGTTCTTGGAGTTACTGAGCCTCGCCAAGTCCGACGTAGCGGCGGTGTACGGGATCGACGCACGCGAGATCGGCGGGGACGCCGCAGGCGGGTCGATCACCTACGACAACGACGAGTCCAAGGCCCTGAACCGGGCGCACGATATGCGCCCGTATTTGGTGCGGATCGAGCGGGCGGTGTCGCGGATGTTGCCGCAGTCGCAGTTCATGCGGTTCAACATCGACGCCACGATCCGCGCGGACTTCAAGACGCGGGCGGAGGTCGATGGGTTGAAGGTCGCGGATGGCCGCCTGTCGGTCGATGAGGCCCGCGAACACGATCGTCTCGGGCCGGTGCCCGGTGGCGATTACCACAACGTCCCTGCACCCACGCAGGACACGCAAACACGCAAAGGAGAAGCATCGTGACAAGCGACGTGTCAGTGCGGCGCTACGCGTCGCAGTTCAACGACGGCCTTGACATTGGGTTAGTCGTTTCGGTGAGGCAAGCGAACGACGACAGCAAGCCGGTGATCGGCGGGTATGCCGCCAAGTTCGACAAGATGAGCCAGAACCTAGGCGGCTTCAAGGAGCGGATCGCGCCTGGTTTCTTTAACCAGTCCAAGGGCGAGGGCTGGCCCGGCGTCATTGCCCGCTACCAGCACGAGGACAACTACCTGCTGGGCGTGACTGGCAACCAGACGCTGCGGCTCGACGTTGACAACATCGGGCTCAGATACGACGTGGACATCAACACCGAGGACGCATCGGCCATGTCCACCTATGCGCGCGTGAAGCGTGGGGATGTCCGTCAGTCCTCCTTCGCGTTCATCAAGGACGAGGACGACTGGGACTCGGTAGACAACTTCCCGCGGCGCACGCTCATCACCGGGCGACTCGTGGACGTGGCCCCTGTGAACACCCCCGCCTACCGTGACACGTCGGTGGCCGCTCGCTCCTTTGCCGCTGACCCGAAGTCTGGTTACAGCATTGACGAGGCGCTGCGTTCGTTGGCCGCCAAGTTTGAGGCCGACTTCGCGGAGGTCCGCAAGATGGCCGACGCCAATGAGCTGATGCGGTTCTTCAAGCGCACCGGCAACGGCGGGCCTGCGCTTCCCGATCCGAGGGTCGTGGAGGCTGAGCGGTCGGCACAGGCTGCCTTGATGCGTGTCAAGAATGCGCCTGCACTAACCCCATAGGAGCGCCTAGCGCTCTCGCTGAACCCCCGGATGGGCCGCGGAGGACAACCTCTGCGGGCTAGCCGGTAGCACCACCAACGCACTTACCTGGGCGACCCCTCCTGGGCAACTCACATCGAGTTCCCAAGGAGGGAATAGCTATGTCGGCTCTGTACGACAACGTGAAGGCACGCTATGACGCGTGCATCGCGCAGGCCACCGAGCTTGCGCAGACGGGAGTGACCGAGGGTCGCAACCTTTCGCCCGAAGAGAAGAACACCTTCGACGGGCTCATGACGGAGGCTGAGGGCCACGCCGAGCGCATGAAGTCGATCGCTGAGGGCGAGCAGCGTGCGCGTGACATCGAGGAATCGTTCCGCGGCTCTGGCGCTGGTCGTGAGGCCGAGCGCGGCGCCCCTGAGTCGGACCTCTCCAAGTGGGCTCGCGAGGCCCGCGTGGGCGAGACGTTCGACTTGACGCCGGTGCTCGGTGCGGAGCGTCGTGCCCTCGCGTCGTTCCGGGGCGTAGAGGCCCGCGCAATGTATGTCGGTGCTGCCGGCGGGCTCGACAAGGACGGTGTGTACGGGCAGCTGTGGGAGTACGCGGTCGCTGGATCGCAGATCCTCCAGTGCGGCGTGGACGTGTTCAACACCGCAGACGGCAACACTCTGCCGTTGCCTGCCGTCACGGCTCACGCGACCGGCGCTTCGGCTGCGGCCAACGCTCCGATCACGGCCTCGGATGCCTCGATGGGCATCGTGGACCTGTCGGTGACCAAGTACAGCTACCTGACACTGGTGCCGTCTGAGCTGATTACCGATGTGACCTTCGACCTTGAGGGTTACCTCGCGAAGGCTGCGGGTCGAGAGATGGGCAAGATCGTGTCCACGGTGGCGTCGGCGGCTGCGGTTGCCGGGTTCACCATCTCCGGTGCTACGGCCCCGACTGGCGCGATCGTCGCTCCGACGGGCGCGGTCCTATCCGATGCTCTGATCGACCTGTTCCACTCGGTCATCCCGGAGTACCGGACCACGGCGGCGTTCTTGATGAACGACGTGTGGGCTGCGGTCGTCCGTAAGACCAAGGACGGCAGTGGTCAGTACGTGTGGGAGCGGTCGCTGGTCCCTGGCAACCCGGGCATGATCGACGGGCGCGGGGTCTACTCCGACTCGAACCTGCCGACGGCGAAGACCAATGGCACCAAGGCCATCTACTTTGGTGACTGGGATGCCCTCAAGGTCCGTATCGCCGGTGGTATCCGGTACGAGCGGTCCAACGAGTACGCCTTCGGGAACGACCAGATCGCTTTCCGGGCTGCCGTGCGGACTGGTGCCGCTGTCGTGGACCCGAACGCGGTCAAGTTCCTGCAAGTCACGAACTCCTGATCGGGGCCTGACATGGTTGCCGATATCCGCGGCGTACCGAATCGGTACGTCCTTGAGCTCGGCGGGGTGGACTGCTCCGACCAGACGACTTCCTGCTCTCTGGGCAAGGCGTCTCGGTCGGCGCAGACATTCGCTGAGCACCGTTCGGGTGGCCCGTTCGCGTTGAAGATCGCGGCCATCCAGAACTACGCCACCGGCTCGATCTGGGACCTGGCTGTCAATCACCCGGGTTCGGGTGTGACGGGCGCGTTCTATCCGCTGGGGAATGTCACGGGCGCTGGTGTGCCGGTGTTCTCGGTGACGGCTACTACTTCGGCTCCTACCTCCGATGAGCATGTCGGCGGCGAGGGCGGCGCGGTGGATGCGGAGTCCCCGACTTTCGAAGCGGAGTGGATTCTGACCGGCAAGTGGGCGAAATCCACGCTCGCCTAACAACGACGACGGAGGTCGCCTCATGTGTCATACGTCTGTTCTCACATGGGCGGCCTCCGTCTTTGGCCCCGATCTGGTCGCCGGCAAGTCGGTGGTCGAGGTCGGGTCCTATGACGTGAACGGGACCGTGCGTCCTCATATCGAGGCGCATGGTCCGGCGTCGTATCTCGGGGTGGATATCTCCGAGGGTCCGGGCGTGGACATGGTGTGCAACGTCGCTGACCTACCCGGCCGGTTCCCGGATGGTTTCGACCTGGTCGTCTCCACGGAGATGTTGGAGCACGTCGAGGACTGGAAGGCCGCAATCGCGGCCCTGGTCCGGCTCGTGGCTCCTGGTGGCTGCCTGGCGCTTTCGACGCGTTCACCGGGGTTCCCGTTCCACGCCTTCCCGGTGGATACGTGGCGGTACACGCCTGAGGCGATGCACGACATTCTCGACGGCATCGGCCTGACGGTCGTGTTGTGTGACCCGGACCCGGAGCAGCCGGGAGTGTTCGCGGTCGCGTCGAAGCCGCCTGGGTGGAGGGCACCGAAGCGGGCGGATTGGTGGCCGGGCATCGAACTCCCGATCTGGGACGGGTCAATCCCGGAGGGCCAGTGACCGACCGGCTTCGCGTTGCCGCTATCGAGGATGGCTCAGCGTGCGGGTACTACCGACTGACCCTCCCGTTCGACCACATGGCCGACAACTGCTCGGACCCTGAGTGTCAAGCACGCAAGACCCCCGGCGGGCTCGGTGGCAACTGCACCCACTACCGCTATGCCCGCGATGGGCAGTCGATCGAGCAAGACAACTTCCCGATCGTCGTCGCTCAGCGGATGGGTTATCCGGGCTTCGAGCTCCAGTGGCTGCGCCTGTGGCGTGACCACAAGCTGGTGTGGGAAACCGATGACGACCTGTGGTCCATCGACCCGACCAACGAGCGCGCCGCGAGAGTGTTCACCCCAGCGCTGTTGCGGGCCGTGGAGCATTGCGCGAAGACGGCGCACCTGGTCACCGTCTCCACCGAGCCCCTGGCCGAAGTGATGCGTGAGTTCAACCCCAACGTGATCGTGCTCCCGAACCACATCGACGGGGCACTGCTGGACATGCAGCGGCCTCGGCGCGACCGGGTGACGGTCGGGTGGACGGGCGGCGACTCACACAAGCGGGACTGGCTCGCTGCTGCGCCCTCGATCCGGCGCTTCCTAAACCGCAACCCGGACGTGGATCTCCACATGATCGGCGCGGACTACCGCCGCGAGGGACGCTTGCGGGGCCGCTGGACCGGCTGGATTCAAAAGCACCGCGACTACTACGCAGCCATTGACTTCGATATCGGGCTCGCGCCGCTGGTGCCCACGATTTTCAACCGCTCCAAGTCCCACATCAAAGCCCTGGAGTACGCGGCACTCGGCATCCCGGTCATCGCCTCCGATGTCGGCCCGTACCGCGACTTCGTGATCGACGGCGTGACCGGGTTCCTGGTGCGCCGGGACCACGAGTGGGAGCAACGACTCCGCGAGTTGACGCAGGATCACGCGATGCGCGAAGAGATGGGTCTCAAGGCCCGCGAGCACGCCCGAGGGTGGGCGATCAATGAGGGGTGGAGGTTGTGGGAGAACGCGTACCGGACCCTGCTGTAACCGAGGCTGAGCAGGTCGAGCAGCCCTATGACGGGATCGCCCTGATTAAGCCGTGGCCTCCGGTCGTGGAGACGCGGCCCGGTAAGCAGGATCGGGTTGAGCAGCGGTGACCGTCACCGTCCAGGACGTGCTGACCGCCTCTGGCGCCGGCGCATCGGATACAACATTGGCAACGTCGGTGCTATCGGATGCGTCCCTGCATGTGGGCAACTACATCGCGTCGAGCCTGCTGAACGAGCTGCGGCCGGTCCCGTTGACGTTGCGGGACAGCGCGGTGCTGATGTGCGCCACGGACTTGTTCGCGGCCCGCAAGGCACCGTTCGGGCAGCAGGTCGCACCTGATCTGAATGGGCAGATGGTGGTGACGCGGCTCGGGTCTGATCCGCTCGCTCGAGTGCGTCCGATGCTGCGGTCGTATTGCCACGAGATCACCTTCGCGTTCCCGGCCGGCGACGATGGCTAACCCACTCACTGATGCCCGCGCCGAGCTGGCGAAAGCGTTGAGTGATGCCGGATACCGGACCACGACCGAGGTGCCGCAGACGTTCACCCCGCCGCTGTGTTGGGTGGCTCCGCGCGACCCGTATCGGCAGCCTGGGCAGACGTTCTCCCGCAAGCGGGTCCTGCTCGCGGTGGTGTGCCTCGCTGAGCATGGCACGAACTCGACCGCCTTGGAGAAGGTCGATGAGTTGGCTACGTCGGTCGCTGACTTGATCGACGGCATGGACAACTTCCGGCTGGACGCTGCCGGCGAGATTGATGCGCCGCAGATGTTCCCGACCGCGCAGGGCCAGGACTTCCTGGGTGCGGTGGTCAACGTGTGGTGCGAGGTCGAGCGAGCCTAGTCATGGCTGACGGTGCGAACAGGTCCGCAGCGCCGCTCACTTACCAGGTTGACGCCTCTGAGATCGACGCATTTCTCAAGGCGCTCGCGAAGCACACCGACAAGACCAAGCTTCAGCGTGAGATGCGCAAGGGTCTCGCCAAGGGTTCCGAGCCGTTCCAGAAGGATCTGCATGACCTGATCCCGCGTGCGTTGCCGCGCGCTGGTGGGCTCGGGCCGCTGATCCAGTCCGAAACCCGGTTCTCGGTCGTCGCAAGGCAAGGCCGCTGGGCTGGGTTGTGGGTGCGCGCCACTGCGAAAGCCTCCGCGAAGAAGAAGTCGCGTGACTTAGCGAACATGCTCGGTCGCGGTGTCATCCGTCACCCGGTGTACGGGGGTGATTGGCCCGACCGATTCCCGACGACTCGCGCTAGGTGGCCGTGGGTGTCCCAAACCGCTGGCACTAACCCAGCGCTACTGCGGGGTGCGGTCAAAGACGCCGCCCCCGATATTCGCCTTGCTGCGCTGGAAGTCATGGAGCACATCGCTCAACAAATCGTGAGAGAAGGAACCTGATGCCCGAGAGCACGCAGACCACCGAAGAAATCGCCGGGTCGCTGACCGGCTTCGATGAGATCGCGATCGAGAAAGCATTCGGGGCTCCACCCAACGAGCTCGGGCAACTGCGAACGGTGCGGTCGCTGATTTTCACTCATCGCCGCCGCGAAGGAGACAACGACATCCAGGCATACAACGCCGCGATGGAGCTGCCGATCACCGAAGTCGGGGACTACTTCGCACAGGAGTCCGCGGAATCGGGAAAAGACAATTCGGCGCCCGAGAACGAGCCGACCAGCTAGCAGCCTTCTGCCTCGCCACCGGCATGGCACCTAGTGAGGCCAAAGACCTGACGCAGGTCGAGCGCGCCGCGTTCATTGACCGCGTGAACGAGATCCGGGAAGCCCAACGACGTGCCACGAAGGGCAGGTGATCGGTCATGGCTAGAGGCGATATCGAGGTCTCAGTCGATGTCAACGGCGCTGGTGCGATCAAAGGCTTCAAGCAGGTCGAGACGGCTGGGCAGAAGGCTGCAAGGCACATCAACACTGGCGCGAAGCTCGCAACGGTCGGGTTCGCTGCCGCAGGTGCTGCGGTCATAGGGATTGGACGCAAGTACGCCGAGCTTGAGCAGAACCTCGGGGGCGCCGAAGCGGTGTTCGGGAAGTTCGCCAAGCAGGTCAAGAAGGAAGGCGAGGACGCCTTCAAGGGCCTAGGTCTCGCGCAGAGTGACTACCTGGCGACCGCCAACAAGATGGGGTCGCTGTTCCAAGGCTCAGGGCTTGAGCAGCAGCGGTCGTTGGAGTTGACCACGAAGGCGATGCGCCGTGCCGCAGACGTTGCCTCGGTGATGGGCGTGGACACGAGCATGGCGATGGAGTCGATTGCGGGTGCCGCCAAGGGCAACTTCACGATGATGGACAACCTCGGTGTGGCGATGAACGCGACCACCATCGAGGCCTACGCCCTGGAGAAGGGCATCAACTTCAAGTGGAACACCGCAAGCCAGGCCGAGAAGACCGAGCTTGCGATGCGGATGTTCTTCGACCGCACCAAGCAGTACGCCGGCAATTTCGAGAAGGAGTCCAGCGAGACGATCAGCGGCTCGATCGGGAAGATGGGTGCCGCGTGGGACAACCTCGTCGCCGGGATGGGCAACCCCGACGCCGACTTCGGAAAGCTCACCAAAGACCTAACGGGCGCGTTCGGGGATGTGGTGAACAACGTCAAGCCGCTGGTCGCCAACATCTTCGGGAACCTTCCCCTGGAGGGGAAGATCGCAGTCGGTGTCATCGGCACTGCGGGCGCGCGCGGCGTCGGCCGCAATCAAGGTCTACAACACCTACCAAGCCATCGCCACGATCGCTACCAAGCTGTTCAGCAAGGAAACGAGGATTCTCAACCTCTCGTTGCTGGCGAACCCGATTGGTCTGGTGGTCCTCGCGGTCGCTGGTCTCGTTGCTGGCCTGGTGCTTGCGTACAAGAAGTCTGAGACGTTCCGCAAGATCGTCAACGGCGCGTTCAACAAGGTCAAGGCCGTAGCCGCTGGCACGCTCGGTTGGATCAAGGGGAACTGGCCGAAGCTGCTGGCGATTCTCACGGGGCCGTTTGGCCTTGCTGTGCTGGCGATTATCAAGAACTGGGACAAGATCAAAGCCGGCGCGACCAAGGTCAAGGACTGGATCAAGGACAAGTTCAACGCCGTCGTCTCCTACTTCAAGGGCATCCCGTCCAAGATCAGCAACGCAGCCTCGGGCATGTTCGATGGCGTCAAGAACGCCGCAAAATCCGCCTTCAACGCCGTCGCGTCCTTCTGGAACTCCACGGTCGGGCGGCTGTCGTTCAAGGTGCCTGACTGGGTGCCGAAGATGGGCG